CATCATTCCTAAATTATAGTTTAAATTTTTCATTAATTGGCATAATAATGTATATACTGATTGTAATTGTAATGGATCGTTTTAAGAAATTTGACGGATTTAAAAACACTAAAATAATCCATCGTCTGTGTCATCATGCAACTATTTGTAGTAGTTTATTTCCAAGTTTAATTATTTTAAATTTATTTTATTTCAATTCAGACTTTATGAAATTGCCACTTATATTAGCATGTATATTGTACAGTTATTGTATGAATTTAGCATATAATTGTATATATTATGCTTCTATTATTCTACGAAGATATCGTGACAAACATGGAAGAGGAAAAGATTTTACGAATTTAAAATTGGTTTTGCAAACTGGTTGTAATTTTTTTAAACAAGGAATTTATATCTCTATTAGTTTTAGTTTCATTATCATTGTTAGCAAACTTATTAATTATTTAATTTAAATCTATTTAATAATTTAGACACGAATTTGAAATGGAATATTATGGTTTTTCAGCTGGTTTATAAATAATATCATTTTTCCATGTTTGATAAAAACGATTTCTATACGTCTCATTATTTTGATATTCCTCTTCTTCTCCCACATCTTCCTCTTCCTCTTCGTCTATTTCCACACTATCACTTTCCCAAATATCTTCTTCTTGGTCATCTTTTTGGTCATCTTTTTGGTCATCTTCTTGGTCACCAATTAAAATAAAATTATAACATTGTTTAATTTTTTTTTTGAAATGGTCAAGTTCTGATTGATTGGTAATTTTTGGAATTTTTTTTTTTAAATAAACAATTATGTGTTGTGTAGGTGGTGAAGTAGATGACTGATTTGTCTGAATCCATAAATTTGAATCAATTTTATTCAGTTTTTGAAGAATTCTCTGGAATTTTTCATTATTATTTTCCAACGTAACACTGAAAAATACATCATTTAAATTCTTAAATTGGATACATCCTAATCTTAAATTATCAACACGGTCGTGCCACCAATTTAATGTCATTTTTTCTTCTAAACATACATTTCGAATTTTTGTTATTGTTAAAGTCTCTAATTTAAAAAATTTGGATTGAATGGTTTTTCGCACTTGTTTTAGATATGGTTCATGAAATTCATATTTATCATATTCATCTAAAAATCGTTCCCATTGACTCAATATAAAATAACCCCCCATCACATATTTTAATCGATCAATGTGTTTGCGAAAATCAGGACAATGTTTATGAATACTAAGTGCATCAATTAATTCCACTAAATCCAATATATATTCTTTATATGTACAAATCGTTTCATATCTACATTTTAGTGTTGTATTATTATTATAAATGCGACCACTACGTGTTTGCATTTTGCTATTGAAATTATATTTAAATTATAAAATTATAAAATTTCAAATTATTTTTATATTTCAATTAAAATAAATATATTTTTCCATACTTAAACAGACATAATCTTCTACTTTTATTTAATATTTGTAATTGTTTTTGATATTTTTTTTATTTTTTTTTAAATGATTTATTAAAAAATAAAAAATTTGAGAAAAAAACTTAAAAATATTATAGTATATATATGAAAATGAATCAGATGAAAGTAACTAAACGAAATGGACTAAAAGTTGAAGTTTCCTTCGACAAGGTCATAATTCGCATGAAAAATATGTGTCTTATGGATCCTAAATTAACTAATATAGATCCAATTAAAATTGCTCAAAAAGTTTGTGGTGACATTTATGACGGTGTTCACACATCCGAACTAGATGAATTAGCTGCTAGAATATGTACATCCGATATAACAAAACATACAAATTTTGGGGTATTGGCCTCGCGAATTATAATATCAAATAATCATAAGTTGACATCTCCTTCTTTTTCAGAGACAATTTATATATTGTACAACAACAAAAACAAGGGAAAACCAAATCCATTGGTCTCACAGAGATTATTTGATATTGTAATGAAAAACAAAACAAAACTGAATTCTTATATAGACTATAGTCGTGATTATTTATTCGATTATTTTGGATTTAAAACATTAGAAAAAGCCTATTTAATGAAGGTCAATGGAAAAGTAGTCGAACGAATTAGCCATTTATTTATGCGTGTTTCTCTTGGGTTTCATCGTGAAGATATTCGCGCTGCTTTGGAAACATACGACTACATGTCTCTTAAATATTTTACACATGCCACTCCAACTTTATTCCATAGTGGTACTGATCGATCACAATTACTCAGTTGTTTTCTTTTGGGCATACAAGATTCAGTTGATGGCATTTATAAAACATTGAAAGATTGCGCAAAAATTTCAAAATGGGCTGGAGGTATTGGTGTATGGTCACATGATGTCCGTGGTAATGAATCGATTATTCGTAGTACAAATGGAAAAAGTAATGGATTAATACCTATGTTGAAGGTTTTCAATGACACGGCACGACATATTAATCAAAGTGGGCGTCGTAATGGATCTTTCGCGTTTTATTTGGAACCATGGCATATAGACACAGAAGAATATTTAGAGGCAAAAAAAAATCATGGAGATCAAGACACAAAATCACGTGATTTATTTTATGCTTTATGGATTCCGGATTTGTTTATGAAACGTGTTCGTAACAATGAAGATTGGTATTTGCTCTGTCCAGATCAATGTCAAAAATTATCCGAAGTATATGGAGATGATTTTGAAAAACTATATAATAAATATGTAGCTGATCCAACAATTCCAAAAAAGAAAGTTCGCGCGCAAGATTTATGGACAAAAATTTGTTTTGCGCAAATCGAAACAGGAACTCCTTATATGTTATATAAAGATCAAGCGAATCGAAAATCGAATCAACAAAATTTGGGGACAATTAAAAGTTCCAATTTATGTACAGAAATAATTGAATATTCCAGCTCGGACCAATATGCATGTTGTACATTGGCATCCATTGGGTTACCACGATTTCTCATTCCATTTGATTTTAAAAAAGTTGAAAAAGTTGAAATTTATACAAAAAAAACATGTCGATTCTGTCGTTATTCAAAACATTATTTGACGTCGAAAAATTTATCCTATCATGAAATTGATGTGGATAACGATGTCAATTTGACAGAACTTAAAGATCGCATAACAAAATTGGGTAAATCCACCGAAAAAATGACTGTTCCCCAGATTTTTATCACTATAAATGGTAAAGTTGAACATGTTGGTGGTTTTGATGAATTAGTTGTTTATTTCAAACCAACATATGATTTCCAGAAATTGGCTCGTGTCACAAAAATTGTAACACGTAATTTAAATAAAATTATTGATGTGAATTTCTATCCTGTCCCAGAAACACGCTATTCAAATAAACTTCATCGACCACTAGGTATTGGTGTTCAAGGATTGGCAGACGTTTATTGCCAAATGAGATGTAGTTTTGACAGTGAAGAAGCTGCTAAATTAAATAAGCAAATTTTCGCTACAATTTATTATTCTGCGATGGAAGAATCTGTTAAAATCTCAAGAAATCGAGTTTCAAAAATGAAACGATTAAAAGAAGCGCGCATTGCTGCTGGAGATACAGAACTTAAAATTCGAGCGAATGAATTCACAAAAGCTCATCCAACGGATGATGATGAAAAAGCTATTTGGCTAACTGGTGCTGAACAACCAAATCCAGATAATGATGAACTCATCCAATTACAAAATGAATGTTTACCACTTGATGAGGAATTATTTATGGAAAATGAACAATATATTGGCGCATATTCATCATTTGATGGTTCTCCTTTATCAAAAGGTAAATTCCAACATGATTTGTGGGACACAGAACCACTTCATAAAGTTCCTGGATTAATATTTGATTGGGAAGGTTTGCGTGAAAATGTAATGAAATATGGAGCGCGAAATAGTTTATTAGTGGCACCAATGCCCACCGCATCTACAAGTCAAATATTGGGTAATAACGAATGTATTGAACCATTTACTTCCTGTATTTATTCGCGAAACACTATTGCGGGAACATTTGTTGTATTAATCAAATATTTGATTAATGATTTATTAGACATTCAAATTTGGACTGAGGAACTGAAAAATTTAATTATCAAAAATGAAGGTTCCATACAAAATATCAAGGAGATCCCACAAAGTATTCGTAACTTGTATAAGACATCCTGGGATTTATCACAAAAAGCTTTAATTGATCAATCATCTGATCGTGGTCCTTATGTCTGTCAATCACAAAGTTTGAATTTATGGTTAAAGAACCCAGATTTGGCAAGTCTAACCAGTATGCATTTTTATACCTGGGAAAAAGGATTGAAAACAGGTTTGTATTATTTAAGAACACGTTCTATTTCTAAAGCACAGCAATTCACCATCACACCTGATTGTGAAGCTTGTTCTGCATAAACAAAATACAACTAAACAAAAATTAAAAAATCATCCAAACAAAAACAAATATAAAAAAAAAACCTTTTTTTTTATGTTTTATTTTACATAACCATTCATTTTATTGGTTCTGGTTGTTCTAAATACTTTACTGGTTCTACAACGATCTGTGTTTTTTTGTTTTTTAAATTTGAATTACGATTACCCATTTTTATGGTAAATTAGTGAAATTATATATGTTTATTTAAAATAAATCAAATTTTTTGTTGCAACAACGTTATCTAAAAATGATTTAAATATTGCCCACTACTATAAATTAATTCAATGAAACTAGTATTCTTGCGTCATTGCGAAAGTCTATTTAATTCAAATAAAAATAACAAACAGCCAAATTGTGGATTAAGCTTAAAAGGACTAAAACAAGCTGAATCTATTCAAATCCCAGATAAAATTTCAACAATTATTTGCTCACCCATGCGACGATGTCGGGAAACGTTAAATGGAATTATAAAATCAATGAATTCGTCAATTTCAGTAATTTATACAGAATTATGTCGAGAACATATGACAGATTCTTGTGATTTTTATGAATTTGAAAAACCAGTGATGGAAACAGAAGAAGAAGTGTTGGATCGAATCAAACAATTTAAAATCTTTTTAAACCATCATTCAAATGAAAACCATCATTCAAATGAAAACCATCATTCAAATGAAAACCATCATTCAAATGAAAACCATCATTCAAATGAAAACCATCATTCAAATGAAAAAATTTTAATAGTTAGTCACGCAGATTTTATTTGGTATTTTACAAGTAATGTAGTAGATGGGGAACGGTTTGGAACATGGTTGGATAATGGAGAACATTTGGAGTTTGAATTGTGAATAAATGATTTGTAATGGCAATAGCGTGTGATTTGTAAAAAAATCTTATTATATTATATATTTGGATACAAAAAATGAAAATAGGCAATATAGACAAACAGGATGCAGAAGTTATTTATTATTTAAAATCAAGAAAAAACATTAAAAATAAAAGTAAACGAATAATTAATAAACATACACTAAAAGTTGGTGATGTAATACGTTTTCATAAATGTTTAGATGATGTATATTTTATTTTGGAAATACACAGCGGCAACGGAGCAGCAAACGATAACAGTAAATGTAAAATTATTAATTTACAAACACACAATATTTTCAATTTAAATTTCAAACATTTAAATTTTAATGTGGTTTTTAATAAAAAATTAAAAAATAAAATTATTCAATTTGACAAAACTTCCCTTCAAAATTGGAAAGATGTAGTTGAAATTTCCACTGAAAATTTTCAATTCATTCGAAATTATGATTCACTCTACAATCTTGATGAACCACCTTTATTTGGAGAAAATCCATTTAGTTATGATGAAAATAGTGATTATGATAACGATACTATCTCGACATCATCGAATGAATCGACAATATCATCTTCTTCTTCTTGGGAATTTATTAATGATAATCGATGGTGTTGTGTTCGTGATTCATCTCGAATCGAAAATGATTTTTTAGACACTGATCAGAATGAGTTGGAATTAACTGATATTTCCTCATCAGAGGACGAAGAAGAAGAAAAAGAAGAAAAAAAAGAAAAAGAGGAAAAAAAAAATTTACCAATAACACCACCAACTCCACTACCATTGCCATGTTTTGAGGAAAAAACAAATTTCAACATAAAAAACAATATAAAAAAAACAAACTGTTTTATTGATTTCCCACCTTTATTTGATAAAAATGACATAGAACCAAATTTATTAACACCATTATTAGATATATATACAAACAAACACTCAACAAACAAACACTCAACAAACAAACACACAAACAATTCAAATAATAATTTAACTGACAATTCTTATTCAAATTATTTATACACATCTATATGGGGATCCAGTACATCACCATATATTTCATGTGAACATACACCTTTATTAAGCTATTATGATCAAAAATATGATCCATGGTTTCATGATTTTATGAATTTTAAAAATGACTCATTGACAAATATTTTTCAAAATATTATGTATATGGATAATAATTCCGAATCAGATCATTCTCCAATTGTTGAACCATTTTCTCAATAT